ACCAACTCTTGACCAAGAGAAAAGAATGTCTCATGGTCCGGACTCATGTTGTACATGAGCCGTCTAAGGCGAGAGTAATAACAATCTCTCACTTCGCATATTCATGTATTATGAATGTGATTGCACACGTTATTCAACCGTGCATTAAGACGAAAGTTACTTCGTCTGGGATGACGAAAGGTCGTCACCTATGGTCCTTCCTCAAGGATGGACTCTCCCCCCAAAATGAATGGTGGGATAAGCTCGATACATCGAGCCAAATTCTAGGTCAATCAATAGATCTAGAAACCGCTACCGATTTCGGTAACGTCTCCGTGGCCAAACAATTATGGTCATGGATAATCCTATTTGGTTGTCAAATAGGACTTCCAAGAGGTTTCATGCTACTTGGAAAGAGTCTCTTTTGCTCAAAGAGGCTCATACTTGGTCAAAGAAAGGACCAGGTCTGGAGTAATGAACTCCAAAAGAACATAACAATTAATGTTCTTTTCCCCGCGTATGTTAAAATACGAGGGTGGTTCATGGGAGATCCCATGACAAAGACTCTCCTTACCCTATCTGGAGAGTATTGTCACCAAATTAGTGGTGACAAGCCCACCGCCGTTGTCGGCGATGATGCGGTCCGCTTAGATACGGACCCCGAAAGGTTGGACCGATGGGTCCAATCCTACCGAGACCTTGGTTTCAAGATCTCCGATCTAGACTGTTATCAGTCTAGTCTCTTCATATATTTTTGTGAAGAGTGTGGGTTAATCCCACAAGAACCTTTCTATACAATAGAGGTTCAACGAAGACGCCTAGAAAGAGGCGGCTTTATTGGGTACATAGATTACCCAAGAATACGTCTAATTATTGACGTACACCCGGAAACACAGGTTAACCGGGATTCCTATACCAGAATTGGTAAGGTACTGCTTCTTTCAAAGGAAGCAAGATGGGTGGATCAAATAAATCCAACCTATAGCACCATCTATCAAAGAGCGGTGCTACTGCAGGCACTTGCATTGCCTGCAGATTACGACTCAATTAGTCGTTTTGCACCCGAAATAATCGGGGGCGATGGGGCATATGTAAATGACCCTGTCTTTCTCATGAAATATTATGAGACAAATGCCAAGTACTACAATGAATTGGCATTCCGGATCAATCAAATGATGACTGGTCCAAATCGAGTGCGCTATATTCGCACCGAACGGCAGGTCTCTTACCTGTCGGAATCGGCATGGATAAACATGTCGAATGACTTCAAGAATCTAATTCCTGAAGACTGGATCATCGAATATGATGACCCTGTGAAGATGGAACTTGCCTCTTCACTGCCGGCCTTACTAAGACCGGCCGCTGCAATCAAAACGATTGCAGGAAATCTCTACTATAGAGATCTCTTACGAGGTTTGGAGCCTCGTTCACTGAAGCTAAAGTATCCTTCAGTGCACATTGGGCAAACTGTGTCCAATGTTGACATCCGAACTATAAGTCGGATGTTGTCCGAGTGGAGAAATCCCGGACTGACTCCTCGTTTTAAGGAGCCATATCTTATCCTACCGGGTAAGATGGAGATAAATAATTATTTATCCCTTAACTGGCAGCATTGTAGGCTGACAGACCCCCCGCCAAGTTTGCGGGAGGAGTGGGAGCAATGGCTCTCCACTGAGTTCCTTCTCTATCAGAGGGGACTAGATTATCTCGTAGATAATCTTCCTCACGGAATTTATCAAGATATTCCGGAGCGGTACAGGTCAAA